TGGTATTGGAACTTATGATCCAGATAATGACATCAGAAGAAGAGAGAACTAATAGAAAAGGTAATTTTAATCATTACAAGTTTTCTTTACCCATTTAACAAGTATATCTCCGTGACAAGATTTACCACCACCTCCTAAATTTTTACACCAACACCCAAGAACTTTATCTTTTAATTCATGTAAGTCATTCATTAATTCTTCATTAGAAAGTAAATACTCTTCATAAGCATCTACGATTTTTTTTCTCGTAGTTCCCTCTGGAAAAGTATCACGCAATTCTTTAGGGTAAGACCACTTATTGTATTTACCATTTGGTAACCGACCAATATAAATGTCAAAAGGTTCTTTCTTAAAATGAACTACTCTTACTTTATGGTCATATTTAGGCTTACCTTTAAAACTATCAAAAAAATCATCACTCATATTGGTAGATTTACTTTACTCAATAATTGATTTGAAACGTGTGTATATATCTCAGTTATAAATAATAAAACTAAAATTATGAATTGTTTAATTCGTTCAGTCTTATTTTCGCTGTTTCATAAGTATTCCACCTTTCATAAAATGATTCAAATAATCCAAACCATCTTACATATATCATGTGATAAACTTCACCACACATCAATTCTTGTTTAATAAAGTATTTTTTCATATTGTATAATTTTAGTTTTACATATTTATAACAAAGTGTAAAAAACATTAAAACGATTTTTTACACTCAACCGTTGTTTTGGAAGAAGAGTGATTTTTATATCTTAACTTTTCTTCAAATATTTTAAGAATTTTCATATAGAATCATATATAAAATAAGTGATTTAGTTTAATTATAGATATATAATAGTTATGTTTAATTGTTCGTTCCTCACAACTACACTTCGTTAAACATAACATCAGATAAACGAAATAAAATTAAAAATCAGCGATATTGCTAATACAATCACTATTCCAACTATCCATTTTCGTGCAAGAAAAAATCCTTGTACAAAACCATTTGAATATCCACTCGTATATGAATGTTTATCAATGTTTAGTTTTTTGTAATCAACCTTATCGTGTTTATTTAATTTTTGTAAAAGTATTTTTTTAAGTATTCGTTCCATATTTTTTTAATTTTACATTCGTTTATCTGTAACCGTTATGTATAATAAAAACTTAATTATGAGTTTCTATTTTACAAAAATATTTATCCAAGTGAATAATTAAGTTTTTACTAATACATAACAAAGTGTAAAAAACATTAAAACGATTTTTTACACTCAATCGTTAGTGATAATTAAAAAATTATTTACTTTTTATAATATTTATTATTTTATCCTTATTCTTCTTCATATATACATCTATCGTTTTAATCTCCCAATTGATATATAAATCCTCGATTATTTGAATAAGATTAGTAATTTTTTCACCATCACTAACATCAGATATATTCAAGTTTTCTTGATGTTCATTGAACTTTTGTATGTGTTTATTATTTTCCATCTTCGTATGTTATTTTAGTGTATATATTAAAAGAAAACCTAAATATATCTGAGTATCGTTATATTCAATTACTTTAAAATACTACAGGTTGAATCTTATGCATTGTTCGGTTATGTATTTAGAGTGTTCTAATTGTAAGTGAGTAGCCAAACCAATAGTTAAGTGTAATCCAAAGTAAGGATCTGGAGTTAAACCCATAGCAGTTCTAATGTTTCTAGCATCATCACAATAAACTTTCAACCACCAGTGACCTTTATCGTTAGATCTAATTAAAGTTGGATCATATTGTAAAGTGATTTCTTTTCCGTGGAATATTTCTCTAGCTTGTGCGTAGATTTCATCATCACATCTATCATTGATAATAGTAACGTGAGTTCCTCTTAAAGGTTTGTTCAACTTCAAGTTGAATCTTTTTTCTAAGAACCAAGCGTAGTAAGCAAAAGTATCATCATCGAACTTCACCATAGCAGTTTTCTTCCAACTAGACTGAGCATTGTGCTTCTTAGTCACGTTAATTGGGTCAAACTCTATAATTCCTTTCAATTCAAACATAGAACAAAGATACTTAGAAATATTAATATATACAAAAAATATAAAATATTATATGGTATTATCAACATTAATTATAATGAATTTCATTTGGATAGTTTATTCACTAACAGAAGGAATGAGAGAAGGTTTCTACTGGCACTATGAGAATAGTTGTAAAAGAGTATGTGACTTTAATGTGAATCCAATATTTAATCTACAAAGAGCTCTAATTTTATTAATAACATCAATAGTTATGGTAGGTATAATCGGATGGTACTCCCTATTAAGTTCAATATGTATGATACTAATTTTTAGCTTCTTTCACAACGGAACCTACTATCATACTAGAAATAAATTAAGTAATGGAGATTTATATCCTAAAGGATGGTGTGATGAATCTAGAACATTTCCACCATTTACACCACTAATAAAATATAATAAAAGAACTATAGCAATGGTAATAGGTGTTTTATCACAAGTATTCATCTATCTATTTCTACTAAATTAAAAATAAATATTATGAAAAAAGAACCTGAAATGATTAAAAATCAATCAATGTCAAAAGAAGAAATCAACCTATTAAGAGAAAAATTTGTTAATGAATACTCTAAAAAGAAAGGTTGGAATTCAAAAGAATTATCAACACAACAAATGATGGAGATAGTTTCTCACAAACAATACAAATCACCTGGATTAATCTTAGGTTAAGATAAAAATATCCTGATTACATCAGGATATTTTTTTGCTTTTTAATTCCATTTGGATTATCACATAAATCACTTGTATAAACAGTACCAATCTCTGGTAACATTTCCATTATATCATATCTGTTTCCAACAAACTCTTGTTTACCTCTATGATTTTCAACATATAAAGCGTGACCATTCCAATTAATACTTTTCATTTCTGTATATCCTTGTTCAAAAATCCATCTATAAAGTAAAGAAGTTTCTTCTTCTATTTTCTTTTTAGAGATATACATTTTTTTAGTTTTATCACCGAATTTAAAGTATGAGAAGTAATCAGCAGAATAAACTGAATTATCATCACTCTCACCGGTGTCAATATCATCATAATTATACTGATTTCTTTTTACAGGTAATGTTTCCCAATCAATATTACAAACTGACTTACAAAGTTTAGATAAAAATTCAATATCTTGATGTTCACTAGTTGTATGTTCTTTGTAATAACCTACAGATATGTTAGTACACTCAGGTACCAAGTCCATAAATTTAGCAGAATCTGTAAGAATACCTGTATCATCTGGTTCAAAACTTAAATTCTCACCAGCCACATTTAATCGAGTGGCCAATTCTTTTGCAAATTCATCAGAACAACATCTACCATACCATTGGTGTGTAATAACAGAAGTAGTTCCTCTTCTATCAAAAGAAACAACCTTATTAATTGTTTTTGAAAATTCATTATTTTGCCAATCATTAGAGACTTTACCAGATCCTATACAACCAACTTCTTCACCTAAGAAGAAATAGTAAAGTCCTGGAATTTTCTTTTCTATCATATACATCACAACAACCATACCTGCTTTATCATCAGCTCCTAAAATGGTTTTACCATTAGTTCTAATAAATTTAGTATCTTGAACGTGTGTTACTTTTTGTTGTGTTGAACAAGCCGTGTCTAAGTGACAGGTAAACATTGTAGTTGGATTTTCACCAACAACATAATAAAAGTTACCAAACTTATCTTGTTTTGTTCCTTGTGGTAAATATGATTTTAAAAATCCCTCAGTTCCGTTCGGATATGTGTAACTTGTAAGTTGTAAAAACTTCTTCCTAATTCTCATTTTATATAATTTAAGTAAATATAGTTAAAAATAAAGTAATATACAAATTATTCTTTATCTTTATTAAAAATTTGATCAATCTTTTTATCTCTAATCCATGATTTGGATAATTCGGTTAAGTCTGAGGTCCAACCAGATATCTTATCAGTTATGTAATAGTTATTCTCTATATGATTATTTTTAATTTCATGTTTTACATGATAATCACCAACATCATCTGACATCTTATAGTGATATTCCTTAGCAACGATTATATAATCAATATTCAATTTATCTATAATCTCTCTATACTCTATAATAGTCGAAACACTAAGACCCCAAAAGTCAAATATTAAAAGGTCGACTCTAAACAAATTAGAACGATTTTCTAATATCATTTTAAATTCGGAAAAATTATTAAATTCTATTTTATTATCTATAAAATATATAAGTGATGTTTTAGCAGAACTTGAACTTCTGGGTCTACAAATTAACAAAGGTGTTCTACCATCAGTTTCCAAAAAAGATATTATACGACTCAATGCGTATGAGACATCACTTGGATTACCAGTAATATAATTACTTCTTTTTATCGGTATCATTTATATTCTTCATTCTAACATCAACTATATAGTTGAATTTATGTAAAAATCTCCTACCTATTAAGACAGGATATCTCATATTTTTTCTATTTGCTAATGATATAAAAAACTTATATGTTGATTCTCCAATTTTTATTTTTGTAAAAACTAAAAATCTTTCTTGTTTTCTACCAAATGAACTTTTAACTGAAACCTTCTTAAATTTCTCATAAACAAATTCATTGGAGTCTATTCTAAATTTCAATTTACCATCGACAATCTCAATATCATCGACATGTAAAGCTATACCATAAGCACCGGTATCTATTTTACCCTTTAACTTACCAATGTTCAACTCAGGGAAATAAACATTCTCATATCTCCCAACTTTCTTTTCCACATTTTCACCACCCATCTCCTCTATAAAATAATTTTATTTTATATATAATTTATTATACCCATCCATAGGGACATCTTAATTAACAAATATAGTAATTTTTATTGAACAAATTGATAATAGTTTATATAAATAAAAAATAATATCATTTAATGGCTCATAATTACGCTTTTACCTATGTAATAGGATACAGACACAGAATAGACAGACTACAAAATTTAAGAAGAGTACTTGATTGGATCAATGGATTCTCAGGAGCAGAAGTAATAATAGTCGAGCAAGATAAACACTCAAAGATATCACATCTAAATCTAAAAGCTAAACATATTTTTATAAAATCAAATCTACCATATAATAGATCTTGGTCATTTAATGTGGCTTTGAAAAGCTCAAATTCATCAGTAATAGTTTTTGGTGACTCTGATTTAATAATGGAACCTAATCAATTTATAGCTGGTTTACAAGCTCTTCAAACCTATGAAATGGTTAGTCCTTATCACACAGTAGTTGATTTAACACCAAGTGAAACTGGATTACCAATGGAAGAAGTGGTGAAAATTGAAAGACCTGGAAGAGGAGAAACAGATAACCAAAAGATTAATATTTCAGGCGGAATATCAATGTTTAGAAAAGAGTCTATCTCAAAAATAGCTGGTTGGAATGAAGACTTTATTGGATGGGGTGGAGAAGATGATTATCAAACATTAAAAGTTCATAACTTTTTATCTTGGACAGAACTCAGAGCTAAGTGTTACCATCTTTATCATGATAAAGAACAACCAGAAATGAAATGGTATCAAAGAAATTTAGATCTACTTAAAAAGACATCTCAAATGGATAAGTCTCAGTTACAAAAGGTTATCTTTAACCAATTGCCAAAAATTGGAATGAAGAATAAATATGATAATTTCATCTAAAGATTTAGAAAAAGTATGTAACTATGTAGAGTCTACAAAACCTTCTTTACCACAAGCATCAATGAACTTCATTGACTTTGAAGAAGAACCAAATGAAGAGTATCAAAGAGAAATTAAAAGAAAGAATAGAGAACTTGCTATTGATGCTATTATTGAAGATAAAGTAGAAGAGTTTAAAAACAGAGAATCATTTATTAATCCATTGGATAATGAAGGATATATACAAACTATATCTCCTAAACTTAAATCAATTAATGTTAAGGGTAAAACCTATTTAGATTTAACAGATATTTACACAGATATAATGATGACATTAGAATCATTAACATCTTCACCTATGAGTACTCCTCAAAATTTGAATATAAATATTCAAAATGATCCTAGTTTAACAGACTTCGAAAATTTGATGGCTTTATCCAGAAGAGTTGTGTCTAAAATAATTTTATTAAGTAATTACATATCATCAACTGGTAGAACAGGTCCTGCTAATACTATTATAATTGGTTTAGATGCTTATAAGTATCTTCTTCTTTCCAATGGAATGATGGCTTCAAGTAACGATGGTGTTGTGACTGGGAATATTAATGGAATGAATGTTATACCATCACCTTATATCAAATCAAATAAGATTATTATGATGAGAAATGTCCAGAAAACCGAGAATGGATTAAATGTAATAAATTGTACAAATGATATGAGATACTTCTTAAAAGAGACTCCGAATTATTCTAAGATTATAAATTGGTTTGAAATTATATAGAGGCAACTCTAACCTTATCATACTTTATTAGTAACTTATAAAGTTTTTCATATTCATCATTAGGATTCTCAACTTTTCGTTCATACCATTTATCCTTATTAAAATACTCAACTAACATACCAACTCTAAAATCTTCTTTTTTAGTTGGTTTCCAATATCTTTTTGATTCAACAAATGAGAATGATGTACCATTATGTAAATATGACATATTATCAGAATCAGTATTATACATTACAATACCCATTGGTATCTCAGAACCATCTTTGAATATCTTCTTAGCATTAGTCTCACCTGTATATTTAATAATAGCACAATCTTCGTGAAAGTGATTAAGTAGGAAAATAACATCTTTCCTTAAGGTATCATTATCAACACGACCATAAGCCATAACAGAGTCTTCATATTGACCTTTGTAATAACCCTTAATAGGTAAAACTTGATATTCTTTAGCATAAAGAATTGAAATCATATCCTCTATTCTAGGTGAGGAAAGTAAAATAAAAGAAGCGTCTCTGTGTTCTAGTCCGATCATAAAGTATATATTAAATATTTATACTTGATCTGTCACAGTATAGATATCAAGAATACTTTTTTTACTAAGCTTTTTTACTTTTGAAAAATAAATAATCGCCTCTTCTAATGTTTCGAGCAAAACTCTCGAAATGACCTCTTTGGAGTTTTTTGGTTTTAGATAAAATGTTTTCATAGTTTATATATCATATATTTAATTTTAAATAATTCTAAATTCTTCTAATAATTTTGTCTGGAAAATTGCCCAAACGCAATCCCTGTATTTCTTTTGCATGATTATACTATCATGTACAGTAACAACTTTAATTTCAGGATAAAGTGTAATTATTTGTCTTATTATTTGATTGAAAATTAAATTACTCTCAGCCTTCTGTAAATCATATGCTAGTATTCGATAATCACCATGTTCTTTTTTATACAATTTTATAAAATTATGAATAGTCGGGAAAAGATTTGAGAAGACTTTATCAGCCTTACTATTTGAACCATTTCTACCAAAAAGAACTTTATAGGTCATTTCTTTTACATTATTTCTATCACTACTACCAATTGAATTCATAACATACTGGTAATAGTTGCCACTTATAGTTAACTCCTTAAATAATTGAAACTCTTCCTCTTTAACCCATTTACTTCCAATATCTTGAATCATCTTTGCTAAAAACAAAGGTTGACTATTTTTAATATCTATTTCAGAAGTTTCCTCACCATCTATCAATAAACAATTTTTTCTAATAAAGGATTTTAATATGGTAAAGTTTGTATGCATCCTACCATAATTATCAAAATGATAGAATATGTGTTTATCATTTATACACTCAACTGAATATCTATTACGATTATAAACATCAGTATCATCTTGTTTCAACGCATCAAGATAGAATATAGACCTATCAAACTGCACTTGAACACTAAATAAATCATCTACAAGCTTAATCTTAATATCATTGTCAATTAATGACTTTTTATCATCTACATCATTCTCTTCTATTTGTGATATTTTGTTTTTATATTTTTTAAGAAGAACCTTATCACAATTATTATATCGTATAATTTTACCTCTTAAAATATATTCATTTATTGCGTAGATTCTAGAATTTTTACCTTTTTGATGTTTTGATAAAAGAACAATAACTCCCTTTTCAATGAGGAAGTCCATATAGTAATTATATAAATACCCATACTTCTCTTTGAGAATGGAAGCCATTAAACTAAATTTATTATTTTTTCTAAAATAATATTTAAGTATAAGGTTATGTAATATATCAACTATATACGCTGATTTTAATTTTTCACCTTTGTATGTAAAGTTTTTTTGTTTTGATATCTCTTCTAAAGAGACTGGTAGGAATTGTAAGCTATGTTTTTTATTCTCTAAATTCTTCTTAATTGACTGATATGATTCTATATCACTTAACTTAACTACACTTGAAACTGTCATAGATTTTATATAAAAAATCCTGGTTTATGTTTGTAATAAACTAGATATTATTAAAAATTTTATTGATAGAATTTTTACGATTAGAAGCCCTTTCTTTAATAAGTTCAGCTCTTAAAAGATTCTCAAGATCTTTTTCAATATCAGTATTATGATATGAACTTATATCCTTAATCATTTCAGTGGTCCAAGTAGCTTTAATAGCTCTTGTTTCTGCTTTAACTTCAATAGAAGTCATATTAAGATTAATTGATTTCATTATTTAGTTAAACTAGGTGGTTCCTTACTAGTTGATTCAGGAGTTATAGGTAATTTACCACCTTTACCTTTTTTCTTCTTTTCACCAGCTCCTTTTTCAAATTCTGAGTAAACATCAGGATAAACTTCACCTTCTCCATCTTTGTCATATTGAATATCAAAGAAGTCACCAAAATCAAGTAATCCAGATCTTGTTAACTCAACCTCATGTAATTTATTAAGATATCTATCAATATATTTATCAATATCATCTACAAATCCATTAAATAAAATAACCGTATTATCAGTAAAAACACCAATTGGCTTTTTTCTTTTTTTGTTAAATGAACCCAATATAGCTTTGAATATATACTCAAGTTTACCACTTTCTCTTATGTAATCTTTTGTTAATTTATTTGAAATAAGTTCAGTATTAATTTTAAATTTCTCTTTATCAAAGAATTCAGGAACTACAAATTCAAAATTTAATAAATCTTCTTTTACTTCAGAAACATAGATATTAAATAGTTTACATATTAAGTAAATGTAAACCTCATCTTTTTTATCACCTTTAAGTTTAATTTCATCTAAATTAAACGACTGACAAAAATTTAAAAAGTTAATTAAAATAAGTGTATAGATTTCAACAAATTCAGTTGAATTACTATCATTCATTCTTTTATATAAAGGGTTAAGTATTTCAAATGAAATATCCGTATCTTTTGATCTAACTATTAATTTCTCTAAATTAGATTGATAATCTTCTTCATCCATTAGAAATGAATTAGTAGAACTTGGATTAAGTATTTTATAGAAAAAGAAAGCGAATGATTTCTCACCAAACACATACTCTAAATCATCCTCACTTGTATTAACAAAGTATTTAATAGCTTCTATAGCTCTTTCAGATATCTTCCCTTGGAAAACCACCGGTAGAACATCAACATCAAATAGTCTTGAATACTCATCTAACTCTTCTACTCCAAATTCATATTTACCACCTTTATTAATAGTGGTTAAAACTAAATGATTTTTAGGAACTCTTGAATATTGTATATTTGCTGGTTGACTATCTGGAAAATATTCAAAACAGAACCACCATTTTTTATTAAGTAATGATTTAACTCTATTATCTAAACCATTAAGATAATTAATAGCAGGGTTGTAATAATTCTGCATAGCTAAATCAATTAAATTAATTGATTCACTACCGATGGATTTAGGTCTTATGTTAAATTCCTTACCATCCCAGTTAACCCATATTTTTGAACCTTGTATATCTTCAAATACAATTATTTCATTTCCAAAAATTGAATCTAATATTTCTTGGTCATTTTCACCATTTAATGTAACTAATCTACTCATTGTGCTTGATTTTTGTTTTTTATCAATAGGGTATATATAAAAATATATAACGTCTATAATCTATCTATTATCTATGTAAATGATTACTTCACAGTAATATTCAATAAAGTGTTCATTCCACAAATCCCATTTGATATCAACACCATCAAATGAGTAAACTTGTATGTTATTAAATTTAGGAAGTATGTTTTTTCTAAACCATCTAAATTTACATTTATCAAATGTTTCATTATCTCTTAAATGGAATTCAGTAACAATTTTTGGAATTGTTTTTAAGAATTCAATATTACTTGGTTGGAATACATCATATTCACCACCCTCACAATCACATTTTAAGAAATCAATTTTATCAATTCCATTTTCATCTAAAAATTCTCTAAATGTAAATGTTGGAACACTTTCTGTAACATTATCCCAAGATATTTCAATTTTCTTTTTATCTGTAATTGCTCCCTGAATTATTTTCACATTATCTTTACCAACATTTTTATTTAATATATCAATTTGATGTGATAAAGGCTCAACAACATAACATTGTTTTGGATTTTTTGGTAGAATTTTATATGTGAATGGACCTATAGACGCTCCTAAATCCACAACAATATCACCTTCTTCTACTTCAAAAAATCTTTCATATGTATTATCCTCAAATACTTCTTTGATTGCAGCATCTACATACTGATTATCTTTTTTACCCCAATCAAAATTTTGATAATCATTTTCTTCTACTTCACCGTTGATAATTTTATTGATTTGTTTAATCACCATATCAGAACCTATTTTTTTTGTACACTCAAACATACGTTCTGTATTTTTGTGTTTTGGACACCAATTCCAATCACCAGCATCTAATCTATCACTATTAAAACATCCATGACAAACTGACTTATTAATTACTCTATAAGTATTTAACAAAGTTTCAGCCCATTCTTCACTAAACCCAGATATTAAAACAACAGGTAATCCGATTGACCAAGCTAACCAACTTAATCCAGATGCAAGTCCAATAAAAAACTCACAAGTTGACATATCACTTATAACATCTTTCATAGAACCACCTGGGAATTTTTGTATTCCTTTTGGTTGAAAGTTACCCATATATCCATCATTCTCTCTGGAATAAAGAACAACTTCATATCCCTTTTTAATTAAGTAATTCACAACTTCTTGCCATCCTGTTGGATTATTCCAATATTTTGCTTGTGCGGTTGAGTGCATAGCAAATCCAACTCTTTTCTTTTTAGTTGTAGAGATATTAGGAAGATTAGCAGAAACTTCTTTATAATCAAGTCCTAATATATCACTTGCTGTTTGTTGAAGTGGTATTTTCTTAAAATCTTTTGGATTCAAATTTTGATTAAATAATCCATTGTTATAAAACCATCCGATTTTATAGTGAGCATAAATATTCTCAAATCCTTGCCCTGGGCTTACAAATTCTAAATCAGGATATTGGTCAATAAATAAATCGTTCATAAATGTAGATATTGCTACCTGACATGAATGTTTCTTTCTGAACTCTTCAGCATATGGGAACCAAGCAAGTGTATCTCCTAAGGCTTTTGACTCAAGTGAAATATAAACCTTTTTACCAGTAAAATCTATCTTTTGGTCATAAACAACCTGGTCTTTTTTAGTTATTCTAACTCTCCAATCAGCATAATACTCCCTATTAACTTTGGTCCACATACCACATCTTATATTAGATGAGTGTACTAGCCTATCTCCATCAATAAATTCAACTAAAAAGTTATCTTTAGAATTTCCTGATATCTCAACAGTAGGATTTCTTAAAAAAGAAACATTAAAGTTATACTTCTCTGGAATTTTATTTTCTGTAATAGAGGTACTATTATAAGCGTTAATATATTTCTGTGTTGTTAAAAATGTACTCATCTTTGTTTAATGTTTTTTTTATTGCCTGTGTGTCAATTTCTGTATAACCACTAAGGAATGTAATATTTTCATGACTACTATAAGAACCACAATATGTTTTTAAATCAAACATAAGTATTGGAATATCATAACATAAAACTTCTTTTATAACTAATGGGTTAAGTTCTAATGTAGAAGTAAATAAAAGCATATCAGAAGCCATTATGAAATCTTCAACATCCGATCTTTCTCCCCAGACTATACAATTCTCTGGTTTATTATTCATTAATGGTTCCCAATAACTTCTGAAGTTTTCAGCTTGGTTTCCTAAAAAATGAAACTTTATCTTCTCATTCAATAATAATCTAGCGATATCAAAAATATAAGCTTGATTTTTACCAGGAGTGAATAATCCAATGTTTATAATATGTTTATATCCATCATCTAATCCTAATCGAGTCTTTGCTTCGGAATCTATCTCTTTTTTATCTATTGGATATTCAATAACAACAGAATCAACTCCAAAGTGACTATACATATTTTTAGACCACTCTGAAACAAAAATAAATTTATCTGGTAAGTTTACTTTTGAAATTGATTTATCATCAGACCCATGTGTTGTTTCTATTATTTTATATGTTCTATCTTCTTTAAAAATGAAATTACACACCTCTATATCCATAAAAGTTTCCGAGAATTCCTCAATGTGTATTATATCAGGTTTTATATTAGTCAATAAGTCAATTAACTTATTTTTATCTCCAAATATTGGAATAAATCTATCACCAATCAAATCAATAACTTTATTTCTTTGAACAACGTATTGTGATGATAAAAAACTATATTCTATACAATAAATTTCATAGAACTCTCTTAACATCTCAATTCTTTTTAGAACAAATTGAGGACACCCACCAGTTGACATATGGGGTGTTATAATAATTAGTTTTTCCATACCCTCTTATATAAAAAATTAAAATATAAGTTTCTATTTTTTAATATATACATTTATGAAAGTTAATAAATATTTTGAATTTGTTCAGGCTGACTTAGAACCTATTAAGTCTTTTTATATTAAAGATGAGTTGAATCCTAAATTATGGGATAACTTTGAATTAGATGGAGAAGTCAGAGAACAATTGATTAAAATCGCTCAAGACTTTTACGAATCAACTGAGCTTAAAGCCGATGTTAAAGATATTATACTAACAGGGTCTTTAGCTAATTACAATTGGTCAGAAAAATACTCTGATTATGACTTACACATTCTAATTGATTTCGATGATGTTGATGATAATGTTGAGTTGGTTAAAAAGTTTGCTGATGCTGCTAAGAAAAACTGGAATGATGAACATGATATCAAAATAAAAGGATATGAAGTAGAAGTTTATATACAAGATATTGATGAACCACATAAATCAAGTGGTGTTTTCTCACTACTTAATGATAAATGGAATGTTAGACCAGAAAAGATAGAATTTGAACCAGATGAAGAAGCTCTTAGAGAAAAGGCAAAATCAGTAATGATGTCTGTTGATGGATTAGAAGAAGAAGTAGATGAAGACAAATATGAAAAATTCCATGAAAAGTTAAATAAAGTATGGGATAAAATTAAAAACTACAGAAAAAGTGGATTAGAAGAAGAAGGTGGTGAATTATCACTTGGAAATCTTGTATTCAAACTACTTAGAAGAAATGGATACATTGAGAAGATTATGAAACTTAAAAGAAAGTCATATGATAAACAATTCAATTAAATATGGAAATTAAAATATCAGAAATAGAACAAATATTCAAAGATATCTTTGAAGAAGAAGGTGTCGTAAATACGGTAGAATCCGTATACGAAATGTCACCTGAGGAAGACTTCTATAAGTTAGTTATCTCAATTCATGGATTAGCGGTACAAGATGTATCAATAATACATACTAAATTTATATTCAAAGCTGATTTAGATAAGAGAAATATAATAGAAAATTCATTTATATATCTATATGATTTAAATTGTGTTTATCATAAAATTGAATTCTCTAATGTAGTCGATATGAAGAAGAAGATAGAGGATATAATAGAATCTAATAACTTTGGAGAAGACTTACAAATTCTTTCAGATTTTATTGAAGCACCATCTATGTTCTTAAACTACTATATGAGAAGAGCAAAGATTACAGATTACTCAATCTTTGACGTAGAGTATGAACCTAAGTTCAAAACAACTCCTTGTGATAAAACAACATTCGATTTTAAAATAAACATTAATAATAACTATAATATGGAGTTATCTATACAAAAAATAGATAGAACTGATAAAGAAGAATTAGATACTTATAAATTTCAATTCAAATTTATGGATGAAATAGAGACTATTGAAACAGACACATTAAAAAATGTTCACTTCTTTATAGGAGATAATATAGCTGCCATACTTGATAAAAAATTGAAAAATAAGTAGTGAGATATTTAGAAAAATTTGTAACATACTTAAATGAATCTTCTGAAGATATAACAGATTTATCTAAAGAAGATTTAGATGAGTTATTAATTCCTATTACTGACCTAGGAATTGAATATTCTTTTTCAGAACCGAGAACTATAACTGAAGGTGAATTTTCCGGATATAAATCTATTAATATAATATTTAGAAACTCTTTTAAATTAGGACCATCTGGTGGATACACTGAACAAATTATTGATGATAAGTTTTGGGAATTTTTAGATGAGTTAATAGCTCTTAAAAATCGTTTAGAAAGCTCTAGAGTTTCAATAAATCCACATATGAGACATCATATAATAGTTACTTTTATACAAAAAGCTAAAGTTGAAGGAAGTTTATTTTTAGTTCAACAACTTTTCAACGAGATGAGTAAAAGAACAAATGTTTCTAAAAGTGACTTTTCAAATAATATGACTAAAAGATTACATAAAGAAGACTTGAAAATTGTTGTTAATTGTAGTAATGGTTATAGAGAAGGTGCTTATACCGATAGAAAGTGGAATGGTCTTTTTAGAGGTATAGATTTTTCTAAATTTAATGTTGAAAAGGAAATTACTGAAGATAGTTATGGTGATAAAAGTGCTATCATTACAATAACACTAAAACCCGAATTTAGAGATTAATATATACAAAAAAGTAATTCTATAAAATGACTTATAAAGAAAATACACCTACATTCAATGTAAATAGAAAAGTAGTTAACTTTAAAGACTTCTTGTCCGATCCAAAAGGAGAAGAAACAGATTTAAAAAAAGTTAGAAGATCAACTAAGCCTAATTCTGAAGACCAACAACACGTTGGGAACTCAAGATATAAATTCAATAAAACAACTCGTAAAATGGATGATTTAAGTCCTGCTGAAATAGATGATAGTATTGAAGCTATTGAGGATTTCGAAGGAACTAATGAAAATGTTGATGTTGAGGATAAAAAAATAGAAATATGGAATAGTATAACAGACATGACTCAAGATAGACATGCTCCAAAACTTGATAAATGGATAAATAGTTTAAGTGAAGAAGAACTTAATATTATCTATAATAGTATTAAAAAAAACGATTTGTTATCTAAATTTTAATAAAAAACTCAGAGAAATCTGAGTTTTTTTATTTAAGTATTTTATTTAGTTTATATTCTCTTTTATCTTCTAATTCAAGTGGTTCAGCTATTAACTCACCATCCGATATTTTAATTTGCCATTTATTACCGGTCTTCTCATCTAATAGAACTAACTTACTAATAACTGTACAACCATCAACATCAACATTAATTGCGGTTGAGTTTGATGAACTATTTATATTAAATACACTAGGATTACAAGCTCTTGCCATCTAAAATATTATCAATTTTTATATCTCTTTGTAAAGACGTATATTGTTTAAATGCCTCAGAAGTTTCATCTTCAATTACAAAAAATAATTTAGAGTCATTTACATTATAATCAATATCATATTCTATGACAATTCTCGGAGCGAATGATCCAGGATAAGGTGTTTCATAAGCTTTCATTTCACCTACATTAAATTCAACTGCATTAAACAAACAAATTCTACCATCATTAAATTTCATATATGGATCACTATAAACTTCAACACTACCTCCTAATTTACCATAACACTGAGGTTCACCTCCATTTTTCAAATCATGTGTTGTCATATAAGGTGAGAAAGCCGAACTATCTTGTAATTCAGAGGCTATAAGTCCAGTAGTAATTAAGTTATTATAATTATCTCCAGTTAACAAACTTACTAATTGCTCAAGATATTTCCTACCATTCATTAATGAGCCATCAGGTCTTAAGTCTAAGTAATCAAATTTATGAGTAGTAAATAATCTCTTAGTGAGAGTTCTAATAATACTATTTGAAATTTCATTTTTAATAGCATTAACTAGATGAGGTTCCATATCTATATTAAGATATTCATTTTTCATTTCTGATGTTAAAACGGGAACTGAAAACTTTTTAGTCTCAAAATTAGTAAGGTTTTTATTTTCGACCATCCAACGTTGAGAGGTAATAAAATCTCTTGTATTACTATTAAATAAATCTACTATGCTATTCATATCAGTTGAAATCTTCTTTGTCCATCCTCAGAAGTTGAGTTCCAAATATCTAATGGTCTAACATAAATAGAACCAAAGTTGATAGATTTATAAACTACCAACTTTTCTCCTGTTTCTGTATGAGTGGCTAAAGTAATTACTTCGTAAGTACCTCCTTTATAATGTTTATATCTCTGTCTCGGTAGTGGATACTCCATGATTGATGTTTAATTTTTTACCAGTAGTTGGGTCATAATTCATAATTAGTAACTCAACTCCTTTTTCTTGTTCTTTTTTAGTATCTGAGTTATTCCCACCTTGAGCAGAACTTCTAAATACTTCTTTCTCAGTCCAAATATATTGGTCTCTTGGTAACAATTCTTCTAATAAAGGAAAATAGTAATAAGATAATGACCAACGAGATTTTGAATTTTTAATTAGATCCAATAGTCTTCTATGAGAAGCTGGTCCAAATACTCCTTCTTTATCAGCTCCATACCAAGATAATCTTTTAGCATCATCATCACCATTTACATCTGGTCTGTGATATGGTGGATCTAAATACAAGTAAGTATCTTCTGAGTCATATTTATTAATAAGTTCTTCAAAATCAACATTATTGAACTCTTTAATAGATTTTAACTTTGCAGTGTATTTGTTCTTTTTTAATTTATCAATAAGAACTTCTAATTTCAAACGGTCTTTATCTTTTTTATAACCATTAAAACCAGCACCACGAGGATAAACTGAGTTATGAGCTGAAGTGATTAAGAAAGCATAAATAGAAGCTTTTTTGAAGTCACCTATTTCAAAATCCATATTATCTAGGAATTCATTCTTAATATATTTCTTATAAATTTCTTTATAGAAGTCCCATTTCTTTAATGGTTCTGTTTCATCTGTATGAAGTAAAGTTTTTTTCAAAGCCTCTAAATACTTAACAAATGTTTCAGGCTCAGAACAACACTTATATAGATTCGCCTGGTGACGATTTTTATCATTATAGATAACTACATCAAACTTTAAGTTTGGGTCGTCCATATATGTTCCCATGGCTCCAGAGAATGGTTCTAAATAGGTTTTTATACTTCCATCTTTAGGAATTTTTGAATTTATGAATTCAATGAAAACATTTGAGGATTTACCTCCAAAATAGCTTATTACACTCATTATTAATCTAATTTATTTTTATCTTTTATTATATCTTCGATTGAAGGTTTTTGATTTGCTAATTTTAATTCTTCTCTAACATCCATTAGAATTTTACCAAGATGATTTTCACCTTTACCATTACAAACTCCCCAGAAATAATCATGCCACCAGTTACCCTCAATAAGTTCATGATCATCAGTATCAATTAATAATTGAGCCAATTCTTCATTTTTAAACTTCTCGCGAACACCCCAGTTCATTACTTCTAATTTCTTTTCATCCCAATTACTTCGTAGTTTTACTTTAGAACCTATTCTTTTAACTTCAGCAGGATTTGAAATTTTAGCAATCATTTCTCTGAAATCACCAGGAGTGAAATAAGTACCATTTATTAATTGCTGATCATTAACTTTCATTGCGACATAAAAGTTTTCAACGGATGGGTATGTAATACCTTGGTGTTCTATCTTACAAGGATAGAAATTGGATAAGAATCTCCAACGACCTTCAAATTTATCAATCATAGATATTATATAATTAGATTAAACAAAGTTTACCAATACCAAGGTGCATCTTTGTAGTTATCTTCAAAGATATAATTCTCATCACCTTTCATGATTCTATGTACTACTTGTTTAGATTTGGCTCTTTGTGAACGATTAAGCATATTTCTATACCACCAAGGTGCGCTATTAAAATATCCATTATATTCATTATGGAATTTTTGACGAAGCCTTTCGTTAATTTCACAAAGACGTGAATTTTGAGGACGACTCCATTTAGGGTATCTTGGTGTAGAATCGTATATATAATCATGCTCTTTTTTAAGAGAAATATATTCTTTTTCTCTTAACCAGTGTTTGTTTGTGTGTTTTGACATATGTATAAGTTATTTTTTAAATACTTACATGTCAATTCTATCTCTTAATTTTTTCATATTCCTAATTTTGTAGACCCAGGTGACCAAGGCAAATGATATGTTCTGTTATACTTACTCATTTTACAAATATATATAATTTTCTCATAATAAAAAAAGACCTCACTCCCATTTCAGGAAGTGAGGTCTAAAAAATCGATATTACTATCGAACTTGTGGAGATGACGTTGTACTGCCCAACGTGTCTTTTTCAGTTACTAATAATTACTCATTCACAGGCTTAGAAAGTTTTTCTTAACTTACAAACTATTTACTTGATTTTGAAAGACTCTAACAAGTAAAAACAATAAATCTCACCTTTTTTAACCCCGTGTGAATCGGGATGGAGAATTTTTTGATAACAACTATTGTTTAGACAGTTGCTAGATCTTCTACAGAGATCATGTTGTTTTGTAGAGCCGCTACTAAATCTTCACGAGTTCCTACTTCATTTGTTTTGCCATTTACGACTTTGCCATCTAATTTATAAATCGGTCATTTGACAACCCGATACCTGCATAAATACCACCACTCTGCAAATCAATTCTAAAACATCCCCAAGTGTGTATATTTGTTACTATTCTACAAATGTATATATAATATTCTAAAATAACAAAAAGTTTAATAAATTTAATTAAAAAGGTGTATTATCATCATCTAAACCATCACCATAATAAAAATTAAAAGTCAACATTGGTCTACCATCTTTAGCATACCAAATTTCAAATTCAGAATCATATTGTGCTAAGGTATCTCTTTTAAGTTTTTTAGCAACTTCAAATACTCTTATTACATCTCTTAATCTTTCCTTTTCATTCATAAAAGCAACAATAGAAATATCTAAATCATCATTTGTTATCTCAACTTCAACTCCAGTATTTTTGAACATTAATCTAAGAAGATATAGTAAATGACCAAACTGACCATCATCTTCTGAATCATCATCTTCATCGTCATCTTCATATGAATAGTCTTCTTCATCATCTGTTAGTTTCTTATAACCTTTATCATCATAAAATTCATCGTCATCATCATCGTCATCACCATCTGTACTTGGATAATTAGGTCTTCCAAAAAGAGAGTCATCATCATCATCCCAACGACCTTCATTTACTATTTGTGTATACTTTTTAATTTTCATTATTTTAGTTCTATTTTTAGGTAAGTTTCATCAAAGAAAGCAGTATCTTCTATCTTATATTTCTTTAATATAACAGATAAAGATGTTAATGAATCATAAATTTCTTCAATAGCACCATCTTCTAAATCACATTGTAAAGAAACACCACCACCATCTTCACGGACAACTTTAACATCTATAGCAAATGCTGACTTTTTAAGTTCTGATATTAAACTACCATGTTTTCTTAAAACTTCTTCATCTAAACCAATTTTTCTAACAGTTGGAAGAGAATTCCAATCAACACCAATACTTGCCTTAGCAAGTTTTTCTAAATATGTAATATTTTGATACTCATCTGCAGTGTGTTCATGCATATATCCAACAGAAACATTAGTACATTCTGATATTTCTTCTAAAAATGATGCTGAATCGGTATAAACACCTGTTGGATCTAAAGATAAATCCATACCTTGTTTATTATACTCTTTACAAAGAGCTGTTCCAAAATCATTCGAACAACAAACTCTACCTAATTGAGATGTTATAACTGAGTGATAGTTTCTTCTATCAAAAGAAACACATCTCTTAATATCTTTAAGATAATCAACCTCATCATAAACTGATGAAAGTAATCCAGAACCGATTCCACCTCTTTCTTCACCAATAAAGAAATAATAAAGACCTGGTACATTATGAGCCATCATATATAACATAACAGCCACACCAGCTTTATCATCAGCTCCTAATATAGAATTACCATCGGTAATAATATATTCTTCACCTTTTTCTTCACTTGAATAAAGTTTTGTTATTTTTTGTTCTCTATCAGCAGTATCTAAGTGAGAAGTAAACATAGTTTGTGGTTTTGAATCTCCTATTATTTTATAATAGTTACCAACGATATCTTCTTCTAATTTTGGAAGAAATTGTAAAACTTCTTTTTCATAACGATTATCTGCAAAGTGAGGGTATGTTTTAGTAACTAATGAAAGGAAAGTGCTTCTTACATCTTTTGGATTGTATTTAAAATCTTCAACTTTAATTAAATTACCATCAATTGGTTCACCAGCAGATAAAGAGTTATACATTCTAAGAAAATCATTAACATCGGAAGGACTTAATAGACTTCTAAAGTAATATTTAATAAAATTTGATATAGGCATTGGTGTCACTTTACCATCAATAGTAACATCAAATGAATTTTTCTTTTTAGAAACACTAACCGTTTCAATTCTTAATCCATTATGATATTTAGCAGATATTTCACCTAGCCAAAGTAGCTCAAATGCTACATAATTATTTGCATCTTCCAGTTCTTTAAGAATACTTTCTAACTCTTTTGTATAAGTAACTCTTACTGATTTTTTATCTTCTGCCATTTATAAAAATATTTTTATTATGTTATATATTAATTATTAAACTTGAATTTCATAAGAATTTGTATAATCAACTTTAACTTGACCATCATTCATGTTTGGTTCTTTCTTAACAAACCTTCTTTGACAATAAACTACAGTAGCCTTACTATCTTTAGATGCTTTACTATTTTTCTTAGCCAATTCAGCTGCTTTTTTAATAACCGAATCAATAGGAAGATTTTCTCTAACTCTAATAACAACATGAGAACCCGGAACACCTTTAACGTGCATCCAAATATCTTCTTTATCAGCTATATTAAATGTTAAGTGGTCATTAGATTTAGCATCTTTACCTACATAGACAACAAATCCGTCTATATCTAATTTTTGTATATTAGGGAATTTATCTTTTTTACCCTCGAATAGTGAAAATTGTTTTATAATCATATACTATATATAAACTATTTAAAACAAAAAAAGACCCAAGAAGGGTCTTTTTTTTAATATTTCAATCAAACTATTAGTTCAATAACTGAGCAGCGTCAGTAACTGTAATAGTCATAAATTGTTTTTGTGGATACCAACCAACTTCAGTTACTGCGTATCTTGAACGTAACAACATTCTTGGTGCGAATGTAGCTTCAGAGATTACAGAAATAGACTGAGCCATTAAGTAAGGTACGAAAATGATACCTGGTTGGTCAGGGTTATTCTTACGACCTAATACGATTCTGTTATCGTTATATCTCATATATGGATCTACATAGATAGAGATGTCTCCGATTGAACCTACAGGGTATAATTGACCTTGTCCGTTTAATTTAGATTTAACTGGGTTAATTGTGTAACCAGCGATATCTTGAAGAGCTGCAGCTAAACCTCCGTTTGTGATAAGGTATTGAGCAGGTCCTACACGACCTTCAGTCGCGATATAGTTCGAAGCGTGAGCAATCTTAGTGATTAACTTTCTTTGAACAGCGTGAGTTGTTTCACCACCAACATAACCTGATGTTTGATTAGCATAAGCTGTATTCAAGTCAAAGATTGTTGTTCCTGTACCAACAGCACCACTAGATAATGGAGCACTAGCCGCGTTTAATGTACCCATTTCGAAGATTTTAGCAACGATTTGTTTAGAGATTGTTTGAGACAACTCATTAACAAGGATAGATTCCATTTTTTGAACGATATCCATACCTGTATTAGCTTTGATATCTTCAATTTCAGTTCTTCTAAGAGCTGAAGATACTTCGATAGTACCAACTGCTACAGTTTTAGAAGAGATTTTTGGTCCGATAACACCAGCATATGAATCATCATCTGACTGACGAGACATTGGGTAAGAACCAGCAGCACCAGTACCAGCTGTCCAGTTTGCAGAGAAACCTGGGATATGGTCTTCTAAAGCAGATACCAATTCGATAGTTTTTGTTCCAGCAACAACATTACCCGTAATAGTAGAGTAAGTACCTACTTGAGTAATTTGGTCAATCATAGATTGAGTTGGGTTAAAAGTGTTTCTTGCTTGGTCAAATGCCCAAAGTGTAGATGTTCCACTTGCTAAAGCTGTAGCAGTATGAGCTGTGTTAGCTTGTCTGTAAGCTCTGAAGATTGGGAAACCATCGATACGAGAGAAACCTAAGAACTCAGCAGTACCTCTTTTATCAGCATTTTCTTGACTAGTTACAGTAACTGTACCAGCGATAGCTGAAGAAGCATTAAGAGATATCCAAACTCTACCGTTTGCTAAACCACCTGTAGTTTCATTGATTGAATTAGTAGCTAAGAAAGCTCTAATTGATCTTTGAATAGATGCGTTTTCTGGACAATTTAATTTGAAAACTTGTGGTCTTTCATCAGCACCATTAACTGAACGAACGTCATCATATTGAAAATCAATATAAAGTAAGTCGATTTTTGGACCTGGAGTTGGTTTAACAGCTACTAAATCTAAACCGATTGTTTGAGCTGCAATTTTCATTGCTACTGGTAACAAGTTTTGACCTACGTCTCCTGAACCAAGTGATCCACCGTTTCCGTTTCCAGACCAGTTACTACCTAGTAAAGAACCAGCTAATGAAGATGGTTGAGCAGCTGTAACAGCTCCCATACCTGCAACGTTAGAAGCGTTAACATACGCATTCTCGTTGATTGAGTGATATTCAGCCATTTCTGACATCCATTCAACTCTTTCAGCAGATACACCCATGTTTTCCAATACTGGAGTCCACTTCTTAACTGCTTTTTGTTTGTCTATTCTAATGTGTGACATAATTTAATTTTTATTTTTTTTTGTTATCTATATATAACCCTTGTTTTATCTACTTTTCGGAGATGTGGATTTTTTATAGATTAGATGTTTTTGAATCTTTCCATAATAGCAGTAACATCATTATCAGAAAGTTTATCTTCTTGTATAAGACTTTCGTGTGATACTAACTTTTTAGTTACAGATTCATTTGTTTTAAGCTTTCTAGTTGCCCAGAAGTGCTCAACTTGAGATTCGTTCATTAAAACTTCAGCTGGGTAAAGTCTAGCTTGTGATAAGATAGATTTTTTAGCAGATTCATTCATTTGACTCCAGATAGCCTTAGTGTTTTCAGGCATTAATCTGATTACTCTTTCTTCAAGTGTTTCATTCTTTGTTGATAATGCTTCAGCAATTAGACCTAATACATCTTTGGATGTGAAATAACTTCTCTCGTTTATGTGAAGTTTAACAGATTCCTGTTCTTCGTCTGATAGTGCATAAAAGCTATCTACTTGTGACTTGTTTAAGAATTTTAAGAAATTCAAGTCTGTAGATTCAGAAACTTTACGTTTTTTAGCTTCTTCTATTAATTTATTAATTGATTCAGATAATTCAGAATCTTCATGTCCACCAACTTCATAGTTATGTGAATGAACTTCTTCTTCATTTTCTTCATTTTCATTTTCTTCTTCATTTTCCATATTGTAAGCCTCTTCTTCGTGAGCTGAAGGAACACCATTGTATTCTTCTTCATCTTCTTCAGTAGCGTTAGGTCCACAATTTTCATCTTCTTCAGCATCTTCGAAACCAGCAGCTTGTAATGAAGGGAAAGCTTCTTCTTCATTTGATTCAAATAATTTACCACCTTTAGAATTTAATTTTTCAACGATTAATCCTTGGTAAGAAATTGATTTGTCTAAGTTTTCAGCGATATATTCTGAATAAGCGATATTATCATCTAAATGTTCAGCGATGTACTCAGAGTAAGCGATGTTACCTTCAACGTGTTCAGCTAAATATTCTGAATAAGCGATTGAATTATCAACGTGTTCAGCGATGTACTCACCGTAAGCGATACTTTTATCTAAGTTTTCAGCGATGTACTCAGAGTAAGCGATGTTTTTGTCTAAGTTTTCAGCTAAATATTCTGAATACTCAATGTTTTTATCCAAATTCTCAGCTAAATACTCAGAATAAGAAATGTTTTTATCCAAATTCTCAGCGATATACTCAGAATAAGAAATATTTTTATCAAGATTTTCAGCTAAATATTCTGAATACTCGATATTTTTATCTAAGTTTTCAGCCAAATACTCAGAGTAGTTAACAGCCTTTTCAAGATTTTCGGCTAAATAGTCATTATGTTTAATAAGTTTATTTGTAGTCTCTTTTAAAGACTTATTCTCATTAACCATAATTTGAACTTTCTCAGCCAAATAATCCAAGTACTTAACAACTTGAGAATTTGTGTTATTTAACTCATCGTAATACTCTAAAAGTTGTTCAAGTTTTTTAGGACTTAAGTTACCTTTAGAAATTGCACCTTTAACTTCTTTCTTAGTAGAAGCTAATTCTTTAACTAAATATTGAGAATAGTCAGTTAACTGTTGTTTAGTAACAAATTCATTTTTGTTCATATCAAATAGTTGATTTATTTTGGACTCATCGGACATTTCATATATCCTAAAGTTGGAGTTTTGATTATAACCCAAAGACTCGTTAAGAACCTTCACGCTCATCTTAGCCGATGCAAATCCTGGATCAGCTACTATATCATAAGTAAATAATTTCTTTAAGGAAACAGTACCATCTGATTCAGTAATACCAGCCGCTCTTGAAGAAACAAAAACTGGACAACCATCATCAACTAATGCTTTAGCTTCTTTACCCCAATAGGTACTAAGAAGTCTAATTTCACCACTAACAAGGTTAGATTCTTTTACATAATTTGCTTTTGTAATTATGTGAGAAGCTCTAGAAAGAGATGTATCAAAAACATCTGGGTGATCAAACTCACCATAAACAGCACCTAGACTGCTCATTCTATCATTCATCTCATTTAAAGCAGGAAGAAATTTGTCAGCAGTATAAATTCTTTCATTACGATTTTTAACACCGAATTCCGTGAATGTACCACCAAGTATATAATCTTTCTTACCATTGACACTTTCTCTTATAAGAGCATTTGTCGAATTTTCTACAATTAAAACTGGTTTCATTTAAATAGTTATTTTTTAAAATATAGAGTATATATTCACTTCAAAAAACCGTTAAAAATAAAGAGTGGATTTTTTACAGAACTTCTACAACAATTGACTTTGTTATACTAAGCAGGTTCAAAGTAATGTATTTATCGAAATAATGAATATGATTTCCTAAGTGAATGGATTTTTTACAGAGGGGCAGTGATTAACTTAATAAATAATAGAAATTTTTGCAAATTCGAGGATTTATGATACTAACAAGAGTAATAGATATTAAAATAAATGAATCAAACTTTCAATACTATGAAGATTTGGGATATGATGTAACTATTGGGGAAAATATACAAATACCCATAGAGTTAATGTCAAAAGGATCACATTATAAAATAACTTGTAAATGTGATGGATGTGGTATAGAAAAGGATGTAATCTTTAAAAACTATATTAAATATGATAATAAGTGGGGTGAATATTATTGTAGAAAATGTTCCGAAGTAAAAAGAAAGAAAACACTAAGAGAAAACTTCGGAGTTGACTACCCAATACAAAATAAAAAGGTTCTTACTAAGATGAAAAAAACTCTAGTTGAGAAGTATGGTGTAGATAATATCTCAAAGAGAGATAAACAAAATTAAATTCACTAATAGAATAAACATATGATAGAATTAAAAGAGGGAGATGTATTTGTAGGACAAATAGAATTTTCGACAAACGGAAACGCATCTCTAAAAATAGAAGAGAAAGAAGTATTCATTTATAAAAAGAATACACTTAACTCATTACACTTAGATAAAGTGAAAATTGAAATATTCAAAGCTGAGAAAAAGCTAGAAGGAAAAGTTACTGAAGTAGTTTCAAGATATAAGACAGAATTTGTTGGAAAAGTACAAATAGGTAAAAAATCAACATTTGTAATACCAGATAGTAATAGAATTCCAGTTGATTTCTATATCAAAGGTGGATTAGTAGCTGAAGATAATCAAAAGGTTATTGTTGAGTTAGTAAAGTGGACTGATAGTAAATCACCACAAGGTAAAATAGTTAAAATATTAGGAGATTCTGGTGATAACAACGCTGAGATGAACTCAATTATGTATGAATATAATCTACCTGTTGATTTCCCACAAGATGTTATAAATGAGGCTGAATTAGTACCAGAGATTATAACTGAAAAAGAAATTAAATCTCGAAGAGATATGAGAGGTATAACAACCTTAACTATTGACCCAGTTGATGCTAAAGACTTTGATGATGCTTTATCAGTTAATATAATAAGTGATAATAAAATTGAAGTAGGAGTACACATCGCAGATGTTGCTCATTATGTAAAACCTGAAACTAAATTAGATGAAGAAGCTTTCAAAAGAGCTACCTCTGTTTATTTAGTGGATAGATGTGTTCCAATGTTACCAGAAAGATTAAGTAATGGGATATGTTCTCTAAAACCTCACGAAGATAGACTAGCATTCTCTGTTATATTCACATTAGACTATGATGGTAATATATTAGATACTTGGCAAGGAAAAACAATAATACACTCTGATAGAAGATACTCATACGAAGAAGCTCAAGAGATAATTGAAGGTGTTGATGGTGATTATAATAAAGAGATAAGAATTTTAGATTCTATTGCTAGAAAAATCAGAAAGAAAAGAATTAAAGATGGTTCTATTGAAATGGGAGGCATTGAAGTTAAATTCAAATTAGCACCAGATAACAAGAAACCAATTGGTGTTTATTTCAAAGAACAAAAAGAAGCTAATAAATTAATTGAAGAATTTATGTTATTAGCTAATAAATCTGTTGCTAAGACACTTTCAACAGCTGGATGGGCAAATGTATATAGAGTTCACGATACACCTAATATCGATAAGTTAAATGAATTGGTTGGAATTTGCAACACATTTAAATACGAATTAGATGTAGATGTAGAGTCGAATGACTTGAAGAAGTCACTTAACAATTTACTAGTTCAGATTAAAGGAACACCTGAAGAGAATATGATAGAAACATTAGTTACTAGATGTATGTCTAAGGCTACTTATACAATCAAGAACATAGGACACTATGGTTTAGGATTTACACACTATTCACACTTTACAAGTCCAATTAGAAGATATCCTGATTTAATCACACATAGAATTTTATTTGATTTCTTAAATAAAGGAAAACAGGGAAACCCTGGTAAAGTTGAAGACCAAGCTAAATGGTGTTCATCCCGTGAATTGATTGCTGCTAAAGCTCAAAGAGATTCTATTAAATATAAACAAGCTGAATATCTTTTAGATAAAATCGGAAAAGTATTTGATGGAATCGTATCAGGAGTAAGTGATTGGGGTATGTATGTTGAATTAACCGAAAGTAAATGTGAAGGAATGGTTAGATATCAAACATTAGAAGGTAAATGGTCAGTTGATACAAATAACTATACTATAACTAATGAATTAGGTGATAAAATCAGATTAGGAGATCCTGTTAAAGTTGTAGTTAAATCAGTAGACTTAGAAAGAAAACAAATAGATTTCACAATATTTTAAATGGATGGTTGGAGTGTAACAAAGTCTTTTAATATTAAATTAGATAATAATAATTTAGAACAATACGAGAAACTATTATCTAATTTTAGTAATTGGAAAGAATATAAAAGAGATATTAAACTAAATTCAATTTTAGAAGATAAAAAGATTGAATTTACTTTAGATATATCCGCACATTCTCTTGGTGTTATGTATGTAAATGTTGTAACAGATGATAATTATGACTATGATGTTCTTAAAAAATCATCATCTGCTATAAAGTTTATGAAATTTATACTCAAAGGTAATAATGTTTTAGAATTAGAAATAACAATTAAAACAATGACTACTGAATGGGGTAAGATTATCAGAAACTTAATTGAATCAGGAGTTGAACTAGAACTCAGACAAAACATAGTAGATAATCAAGTCAAATCTTTCTACTTTACATATCCAAAAATGACAGCATGATGAAATTTATCAACATATTAACAGAAGCCAATCAGGACTATTTAAATGAAATCATAGATAAAATGTCTATTTCTGAGATTGAATATATCGAATCTTTATATTCCAAATTTAGTGCAATTGAATACATAGATGATAATGATAATGAATGTATGTTTGCTATATTAGATGATAACCTATTAGTAGACATATCAAATCTATATAAAAAATATGGAATAAAATTCAAAGTGGTGGATTTATCAACTGATATATTTTTCGACAACCACTTTGATGTTCTTTTTGAAAATAATATTGGACAAGATATGTCTAATATCATACTTAAATTAATATTAAGTTTCAAAGAAGATTTTACTACAAAGGATATTGTTCTTGATAAAATATTAAGTAAAGGAATATCCAGTCTTACAAAATTTGATAAAGAGATTCTAGATAACTAGAATTCGAATTCCCCACCACCTTCAGCAGGAGGAGTTTCTCCACCCTCAGCCGGAGCTTCTGGAGCGGCTTGAGCACCTTGAGCAGGAGCTTCACCTTCAGCAGGAGGCGTCTCACCACCTTCAGCAGGAGCTTCACCACCTTCAGCAGGAGCACCACCGGCAGCGGCGGCAGCGGCGGCGACAGACGCAGCATCTTTAGCCCAGTATCTTTGATTTTCAGCAATTTCCTCTTGAGTAAGTTTAAATACATTGTCTATTAAGTAATCAACGTGGAAGTAAGGTTTCTCACCATTCATAATTCCAACTAATGTTCCAAATATCTCAGCTTTCTTAGCTAAGTTTCCTAATTTCTTCCACTCTTCAAATACTTGATTTGAGTTAAAAGTAATATCCATTTGATTCATGATAACTTCATCATCTTTCAACTCAGGGAACTCAATTAACATTTGTAATTTAAGAGGTTTAACAATTAATTCTTTAAAGTTAGCTCTTAATCTATTAACAAAGTTATAAAACTTAATCTCATCTCTTGTCATCTCAGAAGCATCTGAGAAAAGGTTACCACCACCATTTTCTTTATCGAATCTTTGGAAAGGAATTTTAGAAGCTCTTTTCAAAGCATTATAGAACCAAGTTAACATATCAGACTCATTCAAGTTATGTCCTTCTGGTGAAACTAATTCCATAGCTGGTGTACCAGCATCTCCTTCAGGAAACCAAATTTGTTTATTATAAGGTAAGTGTTTAGCCCCATTGATACTTAAAGTACCTAATGTATCATCCCATTCTACTTCTTCAGAATAGTCATTAATTAATTGACCAATTTGTTCTTCAGCTCTTTGTCTTGATAAACCTTTAATTGGAATAGTAAATTTTTGATAAACGGTAGCATTAATAATGTTAAACATAACTCTTGTTTGTTCAAGAATCTTTAACTGATTATATGGTTTAATTAAACCTTCAACATAAGAAGTTTCTGAATAATCATTTTGAGTAGAGTAAGAAATATAAACTATTTGAGAATCTAAGAATATTCTTCTTAATTGAGGATCCTCTGGAAACTGAATCCATAAGTGACCTATTGTTGGTTCATAAGCTGGAACTAAAGTTTCTGGTCTTAATCTATTAAATCCAATGATATTTTTCTTTTTATCATCATAAATAATTTCAAGTGCTAAATAACCATCAACTAAAAAGTCTTTCATCATATTCCAAGCCGTGATACTATCACCGAATCCAAACTTATTATAAATTTTTTCAAAATACTCTTGATATTTATCTTTTACTTCTTGTGGATACTCATTAGATAATGTTTTTGGAGAACAAAAGTCTCTATCATCATTGTAAACGATACTCTCATCAGCTATCGAACTAACAAAGTCTCTAATCTCATCTTTAATAGAATACTCTCTTAGGATTCTTCTTTTATCACCATATGCTTTATCTAAGTAAGGAATAGATTTTCTATTTAATACCGAAGCAACGGCTCTTTGAGAAAAGAAATCATACATTGAGTTACCTCTAGCAGCGTATGGATCTTCGTTGATACCAATACCTACTTGATTTCTAACAATCATATCATCATAATTCATACCATATGATGATAAACTTCTTAAAATTCTATTAAAAAGTCCTTTGTTTTCAACTGCACTATTTGTGTAAGCGAAATTCGAATTTGATGTATCTTGATTAGATTGATTATAAGAAGCCATTTATTGTTTTAATAAAATTTATATTATATATTAAAATCAAAGAGTCCCTCCAAACAATTGATAATGTTGAATTATACATAGAAAGTTCTAAAAACAACCTTCAAATCTGTTGAAGTTAGCTTACTTTCAACGAAAAATGATTGAAAATCGTCTTGATTTTTAGAAATTGCATCTACTAATTTTTGAAATTTCATAGCTGATCTTTTCTCTAAAAATTTATTACCTTCACTCCAAGTAATATCACCTGTTTTAGGATCGATAACAGAGTCTATTCTATGTGTATTATTACCAGAGTTGAATATGGATCTAAGTAAAAAAGACTCACCTGATCTAAATAAACTCATCTCTTGGAACTTAGCCTCAGGAAAAGGTCTAACACCACCAACTAAAATACCAAAAATCATCTCGTCAACTTCTCTTCTAGACATATTAACAGCGTGTGTTCTTAATTCTTTAGCTCTATCGATTTGCCCAAAATCTTCTAATTTATCAGCAGCACTGATATATGTTGAGTAATCCAATTCTTCAAATTTTCTGATGTGTTTCATAGTATTTTGTATATTTTATATGATTATATATTAATTATTTATTACCATATTTTTTTTGATTGCTTTGAATTCTTTGTATATGTTTTTTCAATACAACATATTTATCGGAAATTTCTCCTCGAACATCATAGAAGTCATCCATAGATGAGTTCATTATTTCTTGATGTCTCTTATCCTTATCCTTTAACTTAACTTGCCATATATCAAATAACTTACCTGGATCATATTTATTTTTAGGGTGTCCAGATATTAAAAATCTAGGAACTAAACTCATATCAATTCTATGAACTAATTTAACCAATCTAACATCATATTCAACGATAGAATATTCAAATCCAAACTTTATAAGTTCAGCATACATACCCTCATAATTAACTTTTAATGGTCTATTTTGGTCTAAATCCTCTTCTGTAATAAATTTATCAAATAAAAAAGCTCTTACTTCAAGTGGTATAAAATTTAAATTAACACCAAATACTATTATCTGTTTTCCTATTTTTTTATAGTTTGTAACAAAAATAGGAGACCACTTCATCCAATTAGAACTATCAAGGTAATGTAAGTGAAAAAACATACCAGGCATTAAATCCTTAACATCAATAGCAAAAACATCTTTATCAGATTTTTGATACTTATTATAAAAATATAAAGAGTTATTTTTAAAATTATCTGCTATACCATCTCCGTCAACTAACATTCTAAGACCTATTCTATCAACCAATTCCCCCATGAGTTTAATTTTCTTTTATATATAAAGAAAACTATTATAGATATGTTAAATTCAAAACCAAATAACTCTAATTATAATCAAGGAAATTATATACCTAAGAATAAAGACAAGGTAATTAAGTTAAATACACAAGGTGGTGTTTATTTTAGAAGTTCTTGGGAAAAGAAAATTATGTATTGGTTAGACATGAAATCAGAAATTATAAAATGGGGAGCAGAATGTTTACAAATACCATATCAAATGACACACTTTGATAATGGTGACACAAAAGTCAAAAGTCATATATATCACGTTGACTTTTATTATGAAATGAGAATCAATGGAGAACTAAAACAAATAGTAGCCGAAGTTAAACCAATGAAAGAGTATAAAATGGTTCAAGCTCTAAACGAAGGAAGATTAGAAGTACCTGATAAAGGAACTAAGAAACTAAAAAACTTTGAGTACGACTTAAAAATGGCTTATAAAAATAAACAAAAGTGGGAAACCGTGATTGAATGGTGTAATAAAAAGGGATATACCTTCATTATAATAACTGAAGATCATCTTAAGAAGTTTAATGTATAAGACTATAAATAAATATCATCAATATAAAGATGATAGAAATACTAGGTAGTATATTATCCCAAACTGCATATAACCTTTTACTTAAATGATAAAATGGAAATTTAAGAAGATATAGAGAAAGTAAAGTAATAAATAATACTTTTTGAGATGACCATAATCCTATAATCATCCAAACAAAAAATAGAAATTCTGTGAAGTAATAAACTAAGTCTATTTTTTTAATAGCCATTAAATCTTTATTTCTAAAGTTTAAGTCCAATCTTTGTTTGTTAAAAACAAGAAATATCTTAGTCCATATAAAAACTAAAATAAAATAATAAAAAAAAGTAATCATATCATTTCTGTGTTATATATTATATCTTCAAATTTTATAAGATTTTGAAATTCAACCTCAGATATTTTAACAGAATTTGAAGTGGATAATAAATTATAAATACTATCAGTTAGAAAAACTTCAATTCCTTCACCAACAATACTATCATATTCATTGGGTATATCACCAGATTCTCTATTAGAATAAATATTTGAAACAAATTTTATTCTTTCATCTTCATTAATATGAATTGAGCATCCATTACTAAACACACCATCATTTTGATTTGACTCTTCCCAAAGTTGTAAAATAACCTTATTCATTTTTTTAATAATTTATAGTCATTTTATAAAACAATTGTGAGAAAGTTTCATAAAATAAAAAAAACTTTAAAATGAGCGTAAAATTAGAATACATTTGGTTAGATGGTTCGGAACCACAACAATTAAGAAGTAAAACTAAAATTGTCGAAAAATCAGACACACTTTTGGCAAAAGATTACTCTATGTGGTCTTTCGATGGAAGTTCAACACTACAAGCAGAATCAGGAAGAGGTAAAAATACAGATTGTCTTTTAAAACCAGTGTTTATAACAAAAGATCCATTCAGAGGATATCCACACAGATTAGTATTTTGTGAAGTATTAAATCCTGACGGAACTCCACATATAACTAATCACAGATATAAGTTAGAAGAAAAAATGAATCAGTTAGGATTACTTGAAACGATTGATAAAAACGAACAACCTTGGTTTGGTTGGGAACAAGAATACACACTAACACATAAGACAGGAAATCCTTTTGTTGAAGGTGAAGGTTTGCCATTAGGATTTACAAAAGATATTTTACACCCAGGAATAGGAACCTCATTAAATCCAAGACCACAAGGTGATTATTATTGTGGTATTGGAGCTGATACGGTTATTGGTCGTAATATAGTTGAAGAACATATGGATATGTGTATAGAAGTAGGTTTAGATATATCAGGAATAAACGCTGAAGTATTACTTGGTCAATGGGAATATCAAATTGGTCCAGTTACATCATTAAATGGATCGGACCAATTATGGGTTTCTAGATATTTACTACAAAGAGTTGCTGAAAAATATGATACTAATGTTTCACTTCATCCAAAACCATTAAAAGGGGACTGGAACGGAACTGGATGTCATGTGAACTTTTCTACTAAGGAAATGAGAGAAGAAGGTGGATTGGATATAATCAAAGAAACAATGCCTAAATTAGAGAGATTTCAAAAAGAACACATTGAAATCTATGGTTTATTCAATGAAGAAAGATTAACAGGACAACACGAAACATCAAGTATTAATGATTTCAGCTATGGATTTTCTACAAGAGATACTTCTATCAGAATTCCAGCACAAGCTATAATTGAAAAGAAAGGTTACTTTGAAGATAGAAGACCAGCATCAAATTGTGACCCTTATTTAGTTTCAGAAAGAATGTTAGAAACGGTATATAGTGGTGTTGAAACAGAAGCTTAATATTAATAAAAATAAAAACCTCTCAATTGAGAGGTTTTTTTATTTTAAATAAGTTTTGAATTTTTTCTTTTCGTCTTTTCTGTCTTGAAGGAAATATAGTTATTGGTATATTAGCGGCACCAAATGCTGGTGTCATAACTATATCAAATGTTTTTAGATTGATATTAGAGTGAGTGGAGTCCCATGCCATCATTTGATCCCTCTATTGATAATAATTTAATTAAATTATCATTATCGCCTTTTTTCTTATATAACTCATTAAACCCCTTAGCTATTCCTCTTTTAAAGACTTCGGTGAAGTAAGCAAATGCGTTTACTGATTTATCCTCGTTGAAATTGTACCAGTTTTGGAACATATCAAGTAATCCGGATTGGTAACAATCTAATTTATCATCATTAGACCAGTATCTCATTTTTTTAATTGTTTTCTTTGCTAGTAGCTCTAACATTTTCTCAGCATTTCTTGTGAGTTTTCCTTGAGCTTTTGATATGATTACCTCAATATAAAGGTCTTTGTTGTTTAGATACATTCATATTCATTATTTTTTTAAGGTTCTTAACCTTTCATGATTTCATGTTATATACTTTTTTTATATAAAAGTTTTAAAATAAAAAAATCCTCAAATAAATTTGAGGATTTTTTAATATGTTTTGAAATTACGCTCTAACTCTTTCGTTATATTGTAACTCTTTTGTTGCGTTTAATTCAGTGTTTAAAACATCTCTTCTTTTTTCTAAATTTTTAAGAGCTGTTACTAAAACTGCTGATTCACCAATCATTTGGATAGAACCTTTAACTTTCTCAATGTTAAATTGAACATCTTCTAATTTAAGAGTGATTTCTCTTTCTTTATCTTCAAGTTTTCTTTTAACGATTAATTCTTTATCTAATCTATTTTCGTAGAAATATGTTAAATCATAGTTTAATTCATTTCTTACTTCATTTACCAACTCTAAAGCTGATTCATATTTGAAGAAAGAGTTACCATATCTCTCATCACATCTATATAAATATGTACTATTTTTATAATTGAATGCGAAGATTTCTAAATAAGGGTTAATTAAGTTATTAACTCTCTTAACAACATCTAATTCTACAAATTTATCTAAGTTTTTAGAAACCTCAAGTAAAACAGGATAGAAGTTTTTATTAACAATTGGAATAATTGGAGAATCAAATACACTTTCCAATGTAGTCTCTTCGTTCATCTCATCATCATTGATGAATAAACTACTTTTCTTACCAACCGAAAGACCGATAGTTAAATATTCCGAAATTCTGAAATTAACTCTATCTTCAGTAACTGAAGCATATTTCATAGCCGTTTCCAACATTCTTAGACTTTTTAATTCTTCTTCGTTTTTAACGTGATTTTCTAAAAGAGTTTTCTCAATTGTATTTTCACTTAAAAGGAACCAAGAATCATTAACAAGAGCAACGTGACCATCTTCAACTTGTTCAACAATTGTGAATGTAGATTCACCTTTACCACCACTTAAAAGATTATTTCTTTTTTCAGGTGATTTTGTCAAATTATGAACAAATAATTTAACTTCTGGTACCCAATCATAGATAGCTAATTCATTAAGAATTTTAGACATTCTATCTTGGTCAGTGTCTAAGTTAATTGTTTGAAGAAGAACGTTTAATGGTTGTCTATACAACTCTCCTTGATTTTTAGTATTAATCACATTATATAAATTTTTCAACTCATATAATAACTCATAATTCTTCACATCATCATTAAGATTTTCTAACAAAGATTTAACACTTTTATCGTATGTGTATGGTTTAAGCCTCTCATTAAGAGAGATAATGATTTGTTTTTCAGATAACTCATTACAAGCATTCATATGTCCCTCAACTATCCCAGATACTTCCTCCTGTTCAAGAGTTAAGTTCTTTTTGAAGTTAAACAATTCAAGTTTAAGATTCTTCATATTTTAAAATATTTTTTTTTATATAACATATATATTAAGGCTTAAAAGTCATTTTTTACCATTTTTGAAAATTTATTTTTAATTTCCATTATTAGCATTATTAGGGTCCTGAGCATTAGGATTTATATTTCCACCTGATGCTCTTTCTCTTGCCTTCAGTATATTATTAAACCATCTAGTTCTTTTTGGTCGAATATCATAAAAGTCAGTATTTGCAAAAGAACCTAAAGGATCACCTGGACTTGTAGAACCTTGTGTATTATAGAACGATCCAGTCACACCAATATTTCCATTTGGACCTTGATTACCACCAGCATTCTCACTACCACCAACGGTACCAAATGCGGGATTGATAGCTCCACCACCAGGACCACCAGATCCACCAGGACCGCCACCAACATATCCACTAGGATTTTGTTGATTTCCTGAACCAGGAGAACCAGGAAAAGCACCAGGAGCACCACCAAAAGAATTTGAACTACCATAACCCGGAGAACCAGGTTGTGCAAAACTATCAGAAATTCCACCAGCCAATGCAAATCCATTTGAATCAGCCATACCCGAACCTTGTGTTTGAGGATATCCAGTTGAATTAATTCTATCTCTTCTAAAAGCTGGATAATAAGTCTCAACAGTAAAAGAAACTTTTAATTTAATATTATTATCAGATGTTAAATTCTTCTCTCTAGCCATTTCTATTGAATTACTATCAGGCATCAATATAACAGCATCTATATTCATAAAGTTATGTTCAAAATACATAAATTTATATAACCAAAGTGTGTCTAATATTGCTTGACTACATTTAAAGGTATCTATCTCAGAACTAAGTAATATTTCTAAATCATAATTTACCGTAACCGGAACTGCTCTAACTTTAGCTAAAACTTTTCTAATCTCAACCTCGTTCTCAACAACCATTCTTAACCAAACATTAGGGTTGGCGAATTCATCAGATTTAATATTAAATCCAGTCATAGTTAGGTGCCCTCTTGGTATTAAATCAGTGTTTAATTCAACAAATCTGTTTTCAGAAACAATATCATCTTGAAAAGAATCTAGTAAAAATCTTTCATCTCCTGTAAGAGAGTAGTAAAAAGGAACCTGAACAAATTTATCACCTGAGGAAAATCTATTAATCCATTTTATCTGACCTTCAAGTGTATCTAAAACACAAACGGTAAGATCTCTAAAAAATATGTCTTCGAAATTAAATCTTTCTCCTATCATAGTCATATATATTAAATATAAACTTTCTCTTCATGAGATTATATACCTATTAATTAAGCGAATAAATATGTCTGTTAAATCATTACTATTATGGGAAAAGTGGCGTCCAAAAACTATGGAGGATGTCATTCTTTTACCTAGAATCAGGAAACACTTTGAAAATGGTGTCAATCAAAACTTTATATTCTATGGTCACTTTGGAACTGGAAAAACAAGTTTGGCTAGAATTCTTATTGGAAAATATACAAAAGATAAACCATTTTTAGAACTTAACTCTTCTTTATACACATCTATTGATGTTTTAAGAAGTGAGATTGAAGATTTCTGTAAGTTCACTCCAATGATGGAGACTGATTCCGATATTAAATATATTTTCTTAGATGAGTTTGAAAGAGTGTCGGCTCAATTCCAAGACGCATTCAAAGCATTTATTGAAAAATATAATAAGAATGTTAGATTTATCATTACAACGAATCACTTAAATAAGATTTCAGATGGTATTAAATCAAGAATACCCCAAATAAATTTTGATTGTCAAAATCTTGAAGAAGAGAAATATCTTAAACAAGAAGTTTACAGAAGAATCAACAATGTAATTCTACCTAAAGAAGGTAAAGAAATTCCTAAAGAAGATTTAGTTTCTATTATTACTAAAAAGTTTCCTGACTTCAGATCTATAATGGTCGAGGTTCAAAACTATTTAGAAACTGGTAGTTTAGGTGAAAATTCATCCAATGTGTCTAATAAGGTAAAATTAGATTTATACTCTTGTATATATGATAAGTCAATGGATTATGAAAAGATATATCACTTCTTAATGTCTAACTTTGGACCTGAAAAAATTGATGTAATGATTAAACTATTAGGTAAACCATTTATTGATTGGTCTATATCCGAAAGTAAGAATATAGATAAATTATTTGATTGTAATTTTATTATAGCTGATTATTCATCTAAGTTAGAAACTAATACAGATCCAATAATATTGGGTCTGACTATAATTGGAAAGTTTAGAGACATTTTAAATTAAATAAGGGTATAATATATTTAATATATATGTTATGCCAGCTGATTTTACAGATTTCTACATATTATACCCAGGTCATCCAAGATTCACTGATTCAAAAATCATCGAAGATGATATTATAAGTGTCATTATACAAAAATGGCAGATGATATTATTTACTAATAAAGGTGATGTTTTTGGATTACCAAATTTTGGAGGAAATTTAGTAGAATTACTACATGAAACAAGACTATCAGCTGATGTAATACAAGGAGATCTTACACAACAAATATTATCCTATATACCAGAAATATCTGGATTACCATACACATTAAAAGTAAACATATATGAGGATCCTGAAAGATATCAGGAATGGATGGAAATAGCCTTCACTATATCAGAATATGAAGTTTATGTAAGTGTTATCTAAAATTGACTGGATTTTTTTATATATAGTATTATGAAAAAACTAGTTTATCTAAAGAAATTTAATGAAGCATCTGAAGAAGAATGTGACTTTGAAACATTTAAGGAAATAATGATGGATTTATCTGATTATTTTCAATGTGAATTTCATGATTATACCAAAAATCTTGATAATGGCTTTCTAGAAAATGATTATTTTTATGATTGTGAATTAACTATACCTCAGATAACCAATGATGATGTAGATGAAGAAGGAACATATCTAACAGCTAGATACCTAAATGATATATTACCACCAACAGATGACCCACAAGATGTCACTGAATTCTATACAGAATTACAAGACTCTGTTGACAATCAAATTGAAAATCTTCAAAAATTAAAGAATAACTTAGATGTTATTATGAGTAATAATAACAAAATTAAAAATATATTCAAAATTTTAGAAGAAGAAATAGTTCCAAGATTTGAACACTTTTCAAACTTTGAATTATGTTCAGTTGGATTTGACGGAGATGTAATTAGAATTTCTTTTGATATGCCCGAACCCGAAGAGGATTAAATAGGACAACTACTAGCAGTATAAATATACTTATAATCTCTTTTAATTTTAACCCCAAGACTTTCAGCGGTTGTAACTACATCTTCTAAACATTCAGAATCAGCACCACCAACAATTGTAACTTCTCTACCTTTTAACGATTTAAGTAGTTCATATAATTTCTTAGGAACGTGAAACCAGACATGATTATTATTTATAAAAGTAATAATAGTTCCTTCTTTAGTATTGAAGATATCACCTTTTTTCAAAGTTTTCTCTTCTTCCATTTTACTAACTTTGTTATAAACTTCTTTATCTAAAATCTTTTTATAAAAATCAGCATCTACATCATAGTTATATCTTTTTTCTATAAGGTCTTTCTGATTAGGGAAATGATAAAGGTCTTTATGAACTGGAATATCAGGTTTATCATCATATAAATAATCTTTATCCACATTTTTACCATCGACATGATTATCCCACAATTGATAAACATTTTGAAAGTTTTTACAATACTTTTTCAATTCATTTAAGTACATCTCAGAAAAGAACTTTTTAAATGACTTCTGAACATCAACAATAATCAATGTATCATCGTTATAACTCTCAAATGTTTTAATGAATTTCATATACTATATATTAAATAAAAAACCCATCAATTTCTTGATGGGTTTTAATTCTTTGAATATTTATAGATTAAAGAGGTAATTCTTCTTCACCTTCTTCAGTTTCTTCTTCCTCTTCTTCCTCTTCTTCACCTTGAGCTGGTTGAGCTTGTGCTTGTCCTTGAACTGGTTGTGCTTGACCTTGTGCTTGTGCTTGACCTTGTGCTTGACCTTGTGCTTGACCTTGTGCTTGACCTTGACCTTGACCTTGTGCTGGTTCTTCAAATTCACCTTGAGTTTGTCCTTGAGCTGGTTGAGCTTGTCCTTGAGCTGGTTGAGCTTGTGCTTGACCTTCTGGTTGAGCCTGTGGCTGAGCCTGTGGTTGAGCCTGTGGCTGAGCTTGTGGTTGAGCTTGTGGTTGAGTTTGAGCCTCACCTTCAGTTTGTACTTGTGGTTGTGCTTGACCTTGAGTTTGTCCTTGTGCTTGACCACCCATTAATGCTCCACCTGGAATTTTTTCAACATCTAAGTTGTTCATATTGATATACTTAACGATTTCTTCAGCGATGTCAACATCACCAAAAAATTGACGAAGGTTTTTACCAGTAGTATCTTTTACTTTCTTCACATAAGCATTAATTAATGACTGAGGAATATCAATCATAGTCTTAACTTTATAAATATCGTTTACTTGAAAAACAGACTCTTTAATAATTTCTTCTCTGTTCTTTTTAATACGATAGGTTTCAAATGTTCTAATATGCTTCATTTTATTTGAATATTTTTTATAGATTATATATTAAGTCTAAAAACTCATTTTTTATCATTTAATGAATAAGTAAAGATAATACTAAGCCTATTATAGCCACTCCACCGATACCACCACCAATAATCATTTTTACTTTTTGTTTGTGAATTTTATCTAAGTGTAATTTTATTTCTTTATCCTTATTCTCTATTTCTTTAATATATGTAAGTTCTTTATTCTTATAATCAATAATTTGACTTTGTAGGTTTGATATTTCCTTGTCTTTAACTACTATTAAAGACTTTTGATTATTTAATTGAACCTCTTGACTAGCAATCACCATATCTTTTTCATTAATAACTTTAATACAAGCGGAATCAACTGATCCTATTTGAACATTAAGTTTTTCAAAAAGTGGAATTAAATCTGTTTTATTATCAAGTGCTTGTGCTTGTTCAATTGTCATCACAATAACTTTTTGACCCAATGAGTCAGTCTCAAATCTCGGATATTCTATTACTTGAGCCGAAACACTCATTGTTAAAAATAAAAAAGATACACAAATAATATATTTAATTAAATTTTTCATTTTATTGTTTTAATTTTTAGAGAATTAATTAAATCCTGATCAGTTCTATTAGGAGGATTATTTTTTAATTCTTGAATTTTCTTTCTTGTTTCTTCCATCTCCTTTAATAACTTATTAAGTTGTTCTTTAGAAGCATTAGCTTTAGTTTTAAATTTCTGTATTTCTAATTCTTGATCAGAAATTTTAATTTTTAATAGAGAATCTTGTTTTCTCAACTCATTAAAACTAATATTAAGAGAGTTTAAGTGTAATTGAATCGAATCTCTCTTTTCATGAAGTTCTTTGTTCTCTTGTTTTAATTTTTTTAAGTCATCTTTATAGTTATCACTTCCTCTGAAATACCACATATAGAAAAATATAAGTGAGAATCCAAGTAATACCAAAATCAGTATAGATTTAATATCCAGTTTCATAAAAACTTTTTAATTTTAATGATATATATAAAATAATAAATGTTTCGTGATAAATTATTATCTTTTTAATATTTTCACTATATTTGCATTCGATAAAATTTATAAATAGTAAATGAAGTATAAAAGATTAATATCATTCGATTTTGATGACACCTTATGTCACACGCCAAAACCCGAAGAAGGTGAAAAAATTTGGAAAGAAAAAACCGGAACAGATTGGCCATACAATGGTTGGTGGGGTAGACCAGAAAGTATTGATCCAGAAATATTTTATGTACCATTAAATCAATGGGTATATGCTAAGTATTTAGAAGCAGTGGCTGATCCAGATAACTATGTTATTTTAGCAACTGGTCGTCTTAAAAAGAAGGAAGGAATGCTTGCTAATGTTATGAGTATTCTAAATCAACACAATTTATCATTTGATGAAATCCACTTAAACTGGGGAGGTGACACATATAACTTTAAAACTAAACTATTTGAAGAAAAAATAGAAGAACTTGGTGTTAAAGAGTTTGTTATGTATGATGATAGACACGAACACTTAGTTAAATTTGAAGAATGGGCATCTGAACATCATGTTGATGTAACAATAGTAGACGTTATTAAAAAAGAAGAGACTAAATATAAAAATATATAATTTATGGCAACAATTACAAAGAAGAAAACAAAATCGAAAGTACAAGAAATTTTAGCAAAACCTTATAAGCTAATTCTTCACAATGATGATCACAATACATTTGATTGGGTTATTACTTGTTTAATGAAAGTTTGTAACCACGAGTTAGAACAAGCTAATCAATGTGCTCATATAATTCACTATAGAGGAAAGTGTGATGTTAAATACGGAGATTTAGAAACAATCTCAACAATGAAAGATAAACTAAGAGGTGCTGGTCTTTCAGCAACTATGGAGTCTAATGATTAACTATTAAACCAGTTTTTCCCCTGACTACCTTTATATCTATTCATTTGTTGCTTTCTTATTTTCAGGACTTGTCCATAATCAACTCCGTCAACATAGTCCATATTTTTAAGACTTTCTTGAACATAGTTTGTAAATTCTTTATCAACAAATTTACTAGACCAATCCTCTACCATTTCAGAAAATTCATGTCTACTAAATATAGTAGTAGCATTAACTATAGTCATAACACTATCATCATTCCCAACATCAGCCGCATATCTAGTATTACCGGCTGTTGTTGTGTGCTTGACAAAAGTTGTTATTTCTCTGATATTATCTTCATTGTTTATAACAAATGATTTACTTTGCATTAGGTCTTGATAATCTTTAACCATAAGATTTTTATTCTCACCTACCTTTAAACCCATTTTTTCTTCAGTTGCGTCAGCTCTATGTTTATATCTAACAAAAACCGAAGAACCATAGTTATTATTACCATCAAAAACATGTGGTAACTCAGCAAATAAAGTATTACCATAGTTATTTAACTCAACTACTACTTTAATATTTTCTGGATTTAAGTATTCAAAGACGATCATATAAAGTAACTCAGCTAATTGTTTAACTGAAATAAAATTATTTCTGAAAATACCAATTTGTTCTAGTCTAAAGAAATCAACAATAGATTTATAAGACGCTTTTTGAGATTCTATGAGATCTTTCGGTTTCTCAGAAACTCTAAAAATGTTTATTATAGAGTAATCTTGACCTAAACCTTCAGATATATCAACTGAAATGACTATTTTATAATCTTTTCTTTTAAGTGGTATGAATATATCATCATCATCAACCCACTTTAAGTCGTTATAACTAAATTTAAGTTTTCTATCAAACTCTTGTATTTCTTCAAATACATAGTTCTTTTTATTTCTCAACAAATCATCAATAATAGCCTCATTAAGTAATGATTTAGAAGCATTAATAAATCTTAGTCCATATTCTTGATTGAAGGCATCTTCACCACCGATATCCTTTATAGCCTCTTCTTTCCAAGTTGTCATTTCAGATATAGCTAAAATAGGAACTTCAAATCCATTCTTATCAATAAAAGTTGTTTTCTTAACTTCTTCATCTGTACATTTATCATTATTATAAACATAGATAACATCTTTCATATTATCAGTGATATACTTCATCTCAAGTTTTGTATGTTGAGACCATCTATCCTGCACTACTTGAAATATCTCTTCTTTAGTAACACCATACTCATACATTTTATGAGCGTTTAATCTAATATAAGTTATAAATCGACCCGGAACTTGATACCAATAAACCCTCATCGCTTTATAGTTATTCTTTAGTGGATCTCCATCTGGTCGTTCAGCATCAATTAGTAATCTATGGAATAAATTCATACCATTTGGAGTTGATGTAATAATAATCTTTGAATTTTGAACGGCTGATACGGTTGGGAAAGCAGCAGTATAGTAAGGTTCAATAATATTTGAAGGAATATGAGCAAACTCATCTAAGTAAAGTACGTCAATCGTAAAACCAATAGCCGGAGTCTTTGTTCTAGCAGATGTTTTAATTCTACATCCATTTTCAAATGTTAATGACTTCTGATTCCAAGTTTTAATACCGGGTTTTAAGAAGAAAGGTAATAAAGAGTAGATAGATTTAATCTTATCAACAATTTCAACAGCGGTATCACCTTTGTTGGCAACAATCATTATGTTCTTATCATTATTAAATAGAATAGTATGTAACATAAAAATAGAAGATGAGATAGTCTTACCTACCTGACGAGATGCCATTAAAATACTAAATCTATTATTAACAAAGTTGTCAAGCATTTCTTTCTGATAATCTCTTAGTAGAATATTATCAATAGATCCATCTTCTGTTTTAACCTTACAATATTTTTCGGTAAAGTAGTGAACATCTAAAGCACATCTAACATACTCCTGTTGTTCGTCAGGTGTCATCTTAAATGAGGCACCCGCTCTTCGAAGACCAACCTCACTTTTTAACCAAGGGTTTTGGTATCTTTTAACGACTACTCCATCGTTTATTTTATCTGTTGCTTCATCTACTAATTTAGTAGTGAAAATCATCTGTCTTTCTTGTTGTTTAGCTACTGCCATAATTTTAGGAACAATATCTTTTTAATATATATTGTAAAAAACCACCTTCTATGTCAAAAGCAGAAAATGAAAGAAATAGAATAAAGGATGAATTTGATGAAATTCAGTCCGAAAGCGGAGAATTTGATATCAGCAAACACTTAGCAAGACCTGAAGATTTACCAGATTTAGGAGCAATTGAGATGTATGATTATGACTCAGATATGACCGTTGCTTCACAACAATCAATGGAAGTATTAGAATCACTTGTAGATTTATATCTAAGTGACGTACCACAATTAAAAGAACACCCATATATAAAAAATAAGCTGAGAGATGATGCTTTAGTTTATGCTGAAACAATCTTCTTATCAAAAATGACTAGAAAGAACTTCTTATCACAATTGAGACAAGTAGATAATGGTGACAATTCAGCAAGAATGCACGAGGTTGTCAACCAAACAATTGGCCAAATTAGAGAAAACTCTAAATTCTCATCTACTCAAAGAACTGAATTGGAGAAATTTTATAAAGGACTAAGAAAAGATTTAGGTTTGAACGAAATCGAAAGTCCAGATGTTCAAAAAGCAATTGATGACTTCTCAGGAGAAATGCCAGAGTCAGATACAGGTGCTATCATGGATAACAGAAAGTTGAATGATTTGATTAAAAATGCGATGATAGGGAAAGATAAAGATTCTAAGTAAATTATCTATACTTAAAACTTTCAAAAGCCTTAATCAAGTTACTAAATTCAATTTTTACCTTTGTTGTAACGAATCGGTTAACTCTATTACCAGTAACAAGGTTAACAAAAAGTAATCTTTCTTCTTGTTTTAATTCACTTTTAATTCTATCCTTTAAATTAGAATCGGTATTAGAAAGTAAAACGGTTAAGAGTTTATTTGAATCGATTGCTAATTTTATAGCATTTTCTTCATCATCATAAAAATACAATTCAGTATATTTCTGTAACTCTTCTTCAGTGAATTTATCACCTTCTGTTTTCAATCCTATAATGTGTTGTAGTAATAGTCTAGCTTTTTTATAAGATATATCATCACTATTTCTATTATAGAATGTCTCAGAGATGAAATAATACTTTTTAATTTTTAATCCATTTTCTTTTAATTTCTCTTCTATTTTAGAAATCATTACTTCATAGTTTCTTTTATTATTTCTAGAACATATAAAGTAAATATCATCATCTGTATTTTTAAGATGTAGTATATTATCTAAATTTAGTGTATATTCTAAATTCTCCATTAACTCTTTATTCATAAATTCCTGCATAGAGAATATTAGATTAGAAAAATTAGCTTGATGATTTTTAGATTTAACTTTTATCTTATTCATAAAATCCGAAGAAACCCAATAGTCGGTTCCTCCAAACTTCATAGAGCTTTCTTGACCTTTATAAATACCTTTTTTTATTAAATTAAACTCGGATTGAGATATTTTTAATATAGGTATACTAGGCACAGCTTTATCCACAACCCAAACCATACTATTAGTATTTAATATAACATCGATGTCAAAAAAGTGAGCTTTCATTATTTAAAATTTGTTACTTTATATCTTACCTGATGAGGCATACCATCAAATCTACTTCCTTCATATTCTTTATCTTTCCATTCAATTCCACCACTAAGTTCAGAATCAAAGCTTTTACATTTATAACAATATAAAGGAGCCATCATTTCAATATCATCCATTGGTTCATTTTTTGTTATTTTAACATCTGGATTCACAGGTACCATATCTTCTTTTCTATAAACAAAAGTCGCTTTACACCAGGCATTTCGACAAATAGATTTTAATTGTTCCATGTAATTATATATTAAAAAAAAATCCCATCATTTAGATGGGATTTTAATTAACATATATATTTTTTATTTATTTTACCATATCTCTACTAATTGCAAAGTTGTATAAAATTGGTAGATTAAGATACTTTACAAATCCGTCTCTTACATCTGCTAGTTTTTTTGATTTTTTAATGATATTTATTATTAGAAATCCAAATTCTTCTTGAAATTCTAAATAACTATCACACCATGGTTTATTATAGTGGTTTAGTGTTCTCCACTCTGCATAACCACCTGTTAACCAAAATAAGGCCTTCTCAGGTGTTATATCTTCATAAATTATTTTATCTATCTCGGTATTCCAAATCGGGTCATTCCATTCTAATTTTCTCATAAGAATTGATACACCTTCTGCAATGTCAGAAGTTGACTCTTTTCCTATTTCAAAAAAATAATCACCTGATTCTTTTTTAACTCTGATTACATTTTGATTCAAAATTTCCTTAGCTCTTTCTTCTTCAAGAACAATTCTTTTTCTCTTCATAATAATTTGTTATTTTTTTATATCTTGAGTTAAATTAACACCACTATGCCATTTTCCCCCAAAATTACCACTCTCCCATATCCCGTTTTCCCAATTTCCATAAAAGTCACCATTTTTAAAAATACCATAGTGCCAGTCTCCAGTAAAGAAACTACCACCATTCCAAATAAGTGTACCTTTTTCTATCTCAATTTGAGCATTCTCGATTTCCGAGTCGATTAACCAATAAAAATTCTCACTTAAAAGAATATCATCGATTTCTACCTCTGTGGTATAAGTCTTATTACGATATTTTAGCTCTATGTATCTCATACAAAAAATTTAATTGTATAATATATATATTCAATTTTTGAACAGTTAAATAATTGACCTTGATTTTTTATCAAAAAATGGTGGTGCTTAAAAAAAATATATTTTAAAATAAAAAAACCGGAATTATTCCCGGTTTTTTAAGATTTGTATAAAAATAGGTATTTTTATTGACCATCAAGAAAACTTTTTTCGTTTTCAGTTATGGATGTGATACCATATTTAGCAATTTTATCAAGTATTGAATCTACATCCATTACAACTTCTTTTTTAGCCAATGTGATTGTTTCCATTTTTGACAAGAAATCCATGTATTCGTCAGAGTAAATCATTTTTGTGATCTTCTTAGTAGTAAAAGCCACTAATATACCAGAACTCAAGTCGATCCAGATTTTAACAGAGTCAGCTTTTTTATGTTTGTCTAAGAAATCATAATTAAGTTTGTATACAGAAGCAAGTTCTTGAAGTTTGCTTTGATTGTATTTTGTTAAGTCGATACAGATTATATTTTTCATAGTGGATTTATTATTTATACAAATATAACAATAATTTCAATTCAAATCAAATATTATGATATATATTTTTTATTATTTTCAATAAATATTATCAATGTCTCAAATATACGGACTTATTATGAATAATGAAAAATAGAGTTAAATCTTTTAATATATACTTTTGAAAAAAATACATATTTATATGAAGTATATTAGTGGAAGAGATGAATTTCTTAGAAAAAGTATCAATAAAGTAAATGAATTTAAATCTTTAGAAGAAAAATATCCATCTCTGAAAGAAGAATATAAATCATCTGATTTCGAGCTAATACTTGAAGATAGTGGTCCTTTTGCAAATGATATTCCTTGGGGTGACTCATTATTAGGTAGATTAATTAATAGTACAATCAGAAAAGCTAAAATACAAGCTAATTTAGTTAGAATGAAAGGCGTTGTTTCTCGTTTAAAAAGTACATTTGATGACTTACTATTAGAATCAAAAGTAAATGACTTAGATGAAAGTGATTTAGCTGAATGGGCTAAAATTAGAAACTTCATATATCTTTATAACTTAGAAAAGGCTGTAAAGAATATGCATGTTGAAAAGACTCCTTTACAAGAAATAAAAAACTTAACTAATATAGCTATTGAAAAAACAGAAGAAACTGCTGATATACCTAAGAAAAATGAGTTACTAAGACAATTAAATGAATGGAAGAAGTTTTTAGATTCAATTAAGGAAGAAGATAACGTAACCGAAGAGGATATGGATCCAGAGAAAAAAGCTGAAAGAATCTCAGGTGAAAAAGTTTATCTATCATATATTGCTAATTTTCAAAGTGCTCTTAGAATCGTTAATAAATTTATAGTAGCTAACAAAAAAAGATCAGACGCTGTTCTTCCACACTTAGCTGGAAATAAAGGGTTTAAAGACGGAAAATTAACAGATGCTGAAAAAGCAGAATTAGCTAAGAAAAAGGTACCAACAACAGGAGCTACAACAACTACAGTTGGGGCAACACAATCTGTTAATGCATCACATGAGTATGAATTTAATTGGGTTTACTCAATTAACGAGGCTACTCCACCAGTACCACCAGCTCCACCAAAGTCAGATAGTAAAGTTTATAACTTAATAAAATCACTACATGGTGTAGTTGCTCAAATAATGCCACCAAAAGAAAAGGG